ATGAAGTAACTTCTGTGTTAGATCCACCACCTGGGTTTGTTGAATAGTTTTCTGTTGATTTTCCTAAAGTTGCCGAACTTGTATACATCGCTAATTTGTAAGTATCAGATGATGAATCAAAATCGTGTTTTCCTTGAAGTAACTCTTTTTTAAAAGAATCACAGATTGCATTTGTTGTTATTGCCATAATTATTCTCCTTATTAATTTGTGTTTGGAGGAGGTGAAGGTATTTGTACTCTTGGTACACCATCATCATACTCCGCTCGTCTTCTTCTACCCATTTGTTGTAGGGCAAAATTCTGTACTTCCTCATTGTACTTCTTTTCATATAGATTGTACATATCCATAGGACCTTTTAAAAATCTAAATGCCTCTGCTAATACACCATGCAATAACATAGACTCTTGGTTTGTAGATAAATAAGTATTGGAAGTGCTTGTAAATTCTGGTGGTGATTTAATATAATTAACTTGAACAGTATCTGCATTTGCAGGTGAAGGTGCAACTAAAATTACTGAACCTTGTTGAACATTGTCTTCCCAATTAGCCCAATATTTAGGAGTTCCTGTTGTTGAGCTATTTGGAGCAAATTCTGAAATGTAACTTGTATCTCTTTTTTCTAAAAAAGTTCTGTTATTGCTACTGTCTATTATTTGAACAGATCTAACTATGATAGCATCCCCAGGTAAAATAACATATCTATTACCTACAGTAAAATTAGAAGTAGCATATTTTCTTAAATCATCGTAATCAACCTTTCCAGCAACATCTAATTCAACACTTTTTATAAAATCTTGAATAATTGCATCAGTTAAAACATTACTATCTACCTCGGTGTAGTTTCTTACTTGTGTTAAAAAATTTGAATATGTTATAGCCATTATGTAATACTTACCGTTACCTTTCCTAAAAGTAAATCTGCTTGTCTACTTCTATTTTGTAAAGACGGGTCTTCTGGAATCATACTATGTAAAATTGTAGTTACTCCATCTCTAATTACTTCTACATATTGAGTTTGAAAAGCAAATTGACCTGGTAATGACAAATCAGCTATTCCTACCATTGAACCACCAGAACTTACAATTGTATTGTCTTGCGGTGCTTGAGGGTTAATGTTTGATATATCAGTCGGTTGTTGAAATTTCATTGGTCTTGTGTTTTGTAATGCAATTGCATCAGCAGTAAAATGTCTACGTCTTATTTGTGGATGCTTTGGTTCAAATTCAGAGTAATGCACCAAAGAACCATTCCATTCCTTAACCATTTCTGTGTAAGGAAATGCCATACCCGATCTATCTGATATCGCTAAAGATCTTTTACCTGTTGCCCATTTAGCCATAATTATATTCCATTAGGGTAAAAAGATTGAGGAGTAATATAAGTTGAAGCCCTTTGACCATCTTCATCAAGAGCTCTTTTAAGTTGATCTTCATAAATTAATTTATTTTGTTGTACCAATGTTGGAGCGTTTTTCATCGCTAAATAATAAGCAAGTCCTGCAACCATACAAGGTAAAAACCTAAACACAACATCAGCATCATTTGTATATGCTCCTGCGTCTTCAATTCTTTTTATTACATAATATTTTAAAACTGTGTAAGTGTTTAAATTTGGTGCCTGATATAAATATATTTTAGGAATTTCTTGTCTATCTACATAATACTGTGAAGGTTGACCTAAAGCTAATTTGTTTGGTAAGGCAGCATAAGCAGATCTATCAATTTTTGTTAAGGACACATCCTGTGTGTTAACTGTATTCGCACCTGCTGCAGTTGTTGATACAAAAGCTTCAAGAACATCGCTTACCGATGCGTCTACCGCGTATTCAGCTTGTCCTGAAACTAAAGCGTTTTCATGTAATGATACTTTCCAAAGATGAATTCCTCTGTTTGCCCATTCAGCAAATAATAAATTAAGACTTGTTCTAGCTGATCTAAGACTGTGACCACTTGTTGTAGTCATTCCACATCTTTCGTAAGCTTCTTGAATAATCTCCTCTATAGATAGATCAAATGCTGTAGTCCCTGAAGTTGCCATTAATATCCTTTTTACGGTTGTACAATTTCTTGGATTGTACCACTTTTTGACTAAACTTTGAAGACCTTAGGTTTTTTGCGATTAAATTTGTTTTTAACTTGTAGTTTTTTCTTTTTTTCACCTCTAGCTCCTCTTAACTTACCGTCTATTTGTGCAGATATTTGTCCTCTAGTTATTGCCATTTTATCTCCTTTTAAAAATAATTAAAATTTATAACAATTCTATATGGTTGATTTGTACAATTTGTTCCATAATGTTTTTTTTGTGAATTAAATATTACCATTTTATTTTCTTCACTTCCAATACTTTTATCTTCAATTGATGTAAAACCATCATTTGTATTCAAATAAAAAATTGCAGTTTTACAATGAAAATCAAAATCTACGTGAGGAGGCAGATTTTTATATATATTTTCTGAAGGTAAATTCATATTAGCTTTAATTCTAATTAAGGCTTTTGGTTTTAAAATATTTAAAATTGGTGTTATCAATTCAAAATAATTTGAATTAATTTGATAATTATTAAAAAAAACATGACAAAACTGTCTATTAAAAATACTTGAATCTTCATGATTTTTTTTATTAAAATACCAAGGAAAAGTATTACAAGTCATTTTTTCATTTAAAAAAGAAAAATCTTTTTTTGTTAAAAAATTTTTTTGTATTATCATTAAACCAGGTCGACTGCTTTTCCAATAATTGGTTTGTATTTAGTTTTACCTTCTGATTTGTATGCCCACAAAAATTGTTTTCTAGGTTGATCCGGTGTGTAACTACAGTGTATCCATCCCGAGTTGGGTTCGCCTGGCGTGTAGAACTCGAGTATCAATTGATCGTAGTCTAGGTTCATATGAATCCAATCAGCTAATTCAGCATTGTCAGTTCCCATACATTCGAAATCTGCGGCCTCAGCTTTTGCATGTTGGCTGTTGATCGAGCTACCTATCTTTAGGCACAGCTGTTCTGAACGGAATCCTGACGTTATCTTTACTCTACCGAAGTGGTCACGTACCGGCTGTAAAATATTTTCACAAAGTGCTTTTAGTTTTTCTATCTGACCTGAATTTGGATTGTTGTTGATATCCAAACGAATAGCAGTGTCTGATTTAATAAGTTCTTGAAGAGAAAAATTACGAGATAGGTTCATCAATTATCCTTTTGTTTTTTGCTTTTATTGCTCCAACTAGTATTTTTTTATTATTACAATTTAAGGATTTGTGTTTTAAATCTGAATCAAAAATAACTAAAAGACCTTTTTCAGGGCAAATTATATCGTTTTTAAATAAAGTGTTTCCTATTGAATCATTTAAATATAAAATAAAACTATACTCTTCCGTGCTAAAATGATCATGTTCTCCTTGAGAACCATTTTTTATATAGTGGATATAATGCATATTAAAAATATCTTTATATAAATTATTTTTATTTAAAATTTCTTTTCTCAAACTGTCATTAAATAAATGTATAATATTTCCAGTTTGAAAACCGTTTTGAGTATAGGTTTCATTAGAAACATCAAAAAATTTATTTTTGTTAATAATATTCATAACTTTATCTACTGCAGTGTTTGAGATTTTGTTTTTTAAAAACATAAATTTTGAAAAAGATTTATTCTAATATTAGCTTTTTTATTGATTTAGATCCATCGATATTTGACTCGAGCTCGGCCATCGACTTGATACATTGATAGACTACATTATTATTTTTATTTGATCTTTTTGCAACCCTTTTTCCTTTCAAGCACATTGACATTGAATGTTTACCTGTCTCAGGATCAACTTGAATTCTGTGTTCCTTAATCTCTCCGTTGACAATCATAAGTAGGGCTACGATTAACTCTGTCATTAATGGGCTCCGTTACCGTTTGCTCTAACTTTATCTTTTAAATCTTCAATATCAACTAATGCTTTATCTAATTGTTCTCTTAGAAATTCTATATTAACTTTGTTAGTCATGTTCATCTCTTGAGTTTCTTCCATCTTCTCGACCGACTTGTACAAATCCTCAATTAAAAAATGTTGCTCCTGGTCCGTGGGCACTTGTTCTGACTTCTTTAACAAATCATTCTCAAACAACTCACGTGATGTCTCTAACGATACCAACCTCGCAGTCAGCTCCGTGTATGCGAACACGCCCATTGCGACGAGCACGATCAGGCTAGCTACCGTCTTCATCGGCATCTGTACTCTTGCCTCTT